CATTCTAGCGCTTGCCCCCGTCGTTGGTGCGCCCACAACCATATTGCTAGAGAGGTTCCCTACACGGCAATCAGCTTCATGATCATACGATAAGGCGGGTACGGTGACCACATTACCCGCAATGGCTGACACCACTACTCTGTCTATGTGTGGTGGGTATGTGTAGGCGTCGGTGGACTCTATTATTATTTCATCACCGACTAACCAACCTGATGCGTCAACAACCTCTAAAGATGTGGCACCTGCGGTTAAAGCCGTCACCAAACCTGAATGTCTTGTTTTGGCTGCTCCTTTAAACGTGACTTGACCGTAGCGTTTAATTTCAGCGTCAACTTTTCCTGTTGATCCTGCGTTGTTGTATAAGAATTTACATGTTACAGATGGGTTTCCAGATGTATCTAAATTAACATGGGCATTGTTTTCTATCACCGCCCCATTTTCAACTGTTATTGCAGTGTCAACAGTGTCCACACAATCCAAAACCCCCGATACAGACAAAGACTCGCACACCACCCCTGTAGTGTTTAAGGTTATTGTATCTGTGGACGCTATCACCATGACGTCAGCGCTTGTAGGTACAATACCACCTGCCCAACTAGCGCCATTGGATGCTAGACCTCCACCTGTTCCGTTTGATGTTATTGTTGCCATTTAAGTCTTCCTATGCGTTATTATAGTTACGCTCCAACGGTGCAACCAAGGTGATATTCTGATCCGTAGCTCTGCCGATTGTTGCCGTGGCAGACACGTACTGTGCCGTGTTTAGACCAATAGCAACTACGGTAACTGCGGCATCTGTTCCTGCTGTACGGCTTCCCTGAGTATTGCCATCATAGTCGAACGACCAACTAACTGTAGCACTGCCGCCAATGTTTCCGCTAATGTCAGCACCATCTTTATCGTCTACCAGTAAAGCACTTCCAGAACCAAAGCTAGAACTGAAGAACATTCGGTAAATAGCACTAGAGTCGCTGACCAAGTTAGCGTTAAAGCTAAGTGTTCCTGTAGCCAAGAATGGGAAAACTCTATCAGTGCCTCCAGTGTCTTTAAAGACTAAGTTGTTTCTATCACCTAACACGTAGTTATCAATGGCTACGCCAGTTGTTGTTTTAAGAGTGTCACCTTCAAACTTCATAAGATCATTAGCGAGGAAACCAACTTGAGTCCCTGCACCTGCATCAATGTCACCTGCTTGTCGCAAGCTGTACTGTACAAACTCATAAATCTGTTTAGTAGTTCCACTGTTACCGTTTACTAAGATGTTAAAGTTACGTGACACTCCTCCGATAGTTCTAGTAATAGCTCCGTAGGTAATACTCATACCAGTATACGGAGCAGACGAAGCGATTGTAGAGTCACTAGCACTAATCTTTGTGTCAGTAGCTTCGGCTAGAGGAAACCGATTAGCAATATAGTTTAGGGCAGTCAAACCAATACTAGTAGAGGTAGCTGACTGATAAGTCTTACCCTGTGCGCGTATGTACAATGTTAAAGTATTAGCACGTTTATCAAAGTTACCGTTTGCAGAGTCTCCAAAGGTTTGAATACCTTGATCACCTCCCCCTGCAAAACTAAGGTCTGTCTTAGCGGCATCGGAACTAAACGCATAGTAAGCTGTATCAGACGCGTCAATGTTTCCTAAAGTAACGGCACCAATATACTCACGATTTACAACCGCACTAGCATTAATTTCGCGCCAACCCGCCTTTCGCAGAAGGTTACGTGTAGTATCGTTAGCAGGTTTCCATCCTTCGATAAATTCAAACTGCTCTGGGGTAATAGACACCATAGGGAAAGGGTATGGTATAAGAGCCGCGTCTGTTTTCCACTCTTCTTTTAGGAACGAGTAGAATGCTTGACCTGTTACACCATCGTTACTAAGGTCTCCTGCTACTGCTAAGGCAATAGTTTTAGCACCTACGCTAATAGTAATTTCAGTGTTCTGATTAAGGTTGTCAGAGTCTGTGATAAGTGCCATTAGCTCTCCGTAATACTGGTCAGTACACCAGATGTGTAGTTTAAAGTTTTAGTGGTAGTAACAGAACCGTCATAAAAAGCAATGCTAGTCAAGACCCCTGCCGTGTATGTAAATGTCTTTGTCTTAGAATCATCATAGGCAATACTAGTAAGCACACCTGCTGTGTAGGTTAGCGTAGGACTCTTGAGTATGTCAGCAGACTCGCCATCAGCTCCGTTAGCCCCTGCAACTCCTTGGTCGCCTTGATCGCCTTTACTGCCTGTAGCACCTTGAGAGCCTGTGTTACCTTGTAAACCTTGAGCGCCTTGAATGCCGCGATCACCATCTGAGCCGTCTGTTCCGTCTGAACCGTCTGTGCCGTCTGCACCTGCGTTACCTGTATTACCTACAACGCCTTGAATACCTCGTACGCCCTGCGCTCCTTGCGGAACACTTACCCATGCAGAACCGCTCCAGTAGAACATAGAACCGGAGCTAGTATTTAAGTAGTGCGCGCTAGTAGTTAAGGCGTTACCGTCGTTGTCTGTAGCTGGGGCTGAAGCGAACGCTCCTAAGAAACTACGACGGAATACTGTTAGAGAGGCTGCCGCACTCGCTGAGAAGACAGAAGATTCACTTGCTTTCGTAGTAGCTATAAATGCTTGGGCAGTTACATCGGCTAACATAGCAGTTGTGGTGCTGTCGCTTGAACCACCTGCTCCTCTGTATGTACCCATATATAGTCACCACGAAAATTAATGAATTAATAAAGGGGACTCCGAAGAATCCCCGATAGGTTGTTACAAACTTAGCTTAGTTGTTTACAGCGATAATCAAGCCAGCTTCAGGACGGATTACCTGAGTACCGTAAAGAGTGTCAGCAGTGTACAAAGTTCCTAAGAACTCTTGCTTGTACTGAGTCTGGCTACGAACATTTAACTGCTCAGCCAATACCATTGCATCTTTATGGAACATGATAGCGCCACGAACATCACCGCCAGCAGAGTTAGCGGCCGCAGTTTCGATAGTAGGTACGTTGCTAGTAACATAAATCTCAGTACCGTACAAGCTACCAATCTTGCCGTTACCAACTACTGAACCACTTACGAAGTCACTAGATACATAACGCTCGATACCCATGATAGCATTACGTAGGCTAGGTGGTACTACAAAAGAACGTCCGTCCATAGGAACATCTTGGTCATCTAGCTTCTGGATAGCCGCTCGGAAGCAAGCATCAGTGAAAGCATCAGCAGTGACAACAGTGTCCAAAGCGTAAGGAACAAAACCGCCAGTAGCGTCACACATATAAGAAGCACTGTGAACGTAGTCAGAAGCATCTCCGTCACCGAATGACTTAGACAGATCGAACAGGTCGTTGTCTACTTGGGTAGCTAGGCCGTAACCAGCGTCACCAGTGTAGAACTGACGCAAAGAAGCAAGAGCTTGAACGTCTGTGATATCTTCGATAAGACGAGAGAATTCAAAGTGCTTGTTGATAGTTACGATTACTTCAGACTCAACAGAGTTCTGGATAGTAACAGCAGTGTTAGCCGCTTTAGCAGTAGCTGAACCGCGAGTAGGCTTAGGAATGTGGATAGTATCGCCTTTCTTACCAGTCATAGAAAGCTTCTTGACAAGGTTAGCAAGTACTAGGTTAGTCTGATAAGAGGCAATGACTTCGTCACTCCAAATCTCAGGGATGAAAGTAGACGCAGAAGTGTTATCAACTGTGCCGCCTTGTGCTGGATATACTGATGTAGCCATGATATAATACCTTTAAAGTAATAGTTTAGTTTGTTAGCGAACTCGCCCTTCAGCATAGGCAGAGGTAATCTCTGAAGCCATAGCATTGTAACGATCTGGGTCTGTACGCATAAGTTTAATAATGTCTGAACGTCTATAGATTTTCTTTGAAGTTGACTCGCTAGAACCTCTGGCGTTACCTGTAGATGCGGCCTTGAGAGTCTCCTTGCGTTGTACACCTTCTGACTTAGCGGCTGTGGCTGAGTTCGCTTTCTTCTCTTTCCAGTTACTAAAGAGTTCGTCAGCGGCATCGTAATCAAAGTTCTGATCTGCCTGTGCAAACAACTTCTGTCGTACCTTACTCTTCATAATCCACTCACCAAATGCTGGGTCAACAACCAAGTCATTCATGTCTGGGTGGGCTTTCTGAATCGCATCTAGCGACTGTTGCTTCAAGTTGTTCGTAGTAGTTTCTCTAGCTCTAACGATATCAGGGTGACTATCAATAGCTCTAGCTACTGCCGCGTCTGGGTCTGTAAAGAAATCTACTTCTTCTTCAGGTTCTTGCGCTGGTGCTGGGGTGTTGAGTTGTGTCCTATCCGCAATGTACGTATCTACTACCTTACGCAAATCACCCACTTCGCTTGACTGTCTACCTAGTTGCTTCTCAGCTTCTTGGTGCATACTAATAACTTCTGCTACAGTCTTACCTTTATACTTCTCTGGGGTGGTGTCTTCTTCGTGCGGAGTTTCCAAAGTATCCTCTGGTGCCGCGTTCAGCCGACCTTCTGCATCTAACAAGGGTTCGTTATTTGCTTGTTCATTGGGTTGACGCTCATCGTGTATCTGTATAGCCATTATTAAAACTCCGTGAACTATGTCATTATGGAGGTGGTTATATGCAGGGCTTCTGTTAGGAGTTGGCCTTGCGCTCTTGTTGTATCTTCTGCTCTCTTTGTCTAGTCCACTTACGAGTCGCCTTCCATGACGAACCACTTATAGGGTCTAGTCCAATCTTTACAGGAGATATAATCTTTGTTGCTACTTCAGAGCAGTGGCGACAGTCTAGCTCAGTTGTAGTACTGTCTGCCATGCGCTCCTCAGTATGCCCATTAGGACACTGGAAATCAAACAGTATTGCCATCAGCTTCATCCGTGTCGGAGTTTAAGAAGTCTTGGTAGCCTATCTCTATACTGTTCTCTAGGTTAAGAAGTTGTGCTAAAACGCCTAGCTGACCTTTACGGTAGTGTAGGTTATCGTTGTCTGTGGTGTGTTCTACTGAGTTGATCTGTAAAGCATTCTCTTTCATGTCACGCATAAGGGTCTTCCAACCTTCAGCGGTAAAGAGTTCAAACATGCTTTCAAAGTAGCCTAGTAGGTTATCGTTCTGCGCTCGTGATGCTTCTAAGTCTAGCGTAATCTCTTCAGATGCTTTGGACATATATCTTACCCTCTTAGTAATCGCTAATGTCTGTACAGTATACCACAGTTCTCTATAGAAGTCAAGAACTATTTAGCTTTCTTTTCCTTACTGTAGTCAGGCCACTTAATAGCGTCCCAGTTCTTATCAATTCTCTTCTTATCTTCGTTGCGTCGGTCGCCACCTTTACCTGCTTCGCTCGCTTTCTTCATACAAACGACACCTCAGTTTTGCTGTAGTAAATCGCCTGCCCATCCTTGTATACCAACCAGAGGTCGTAGGCGGCTCTGTAAGCGACGTAGTAGTGACCCTGTACCTCGATATAGGCTGTAGGCTTTAAGTCGCTTACGCAGTTAATGTAGGCCTCCTGTAGTATAGTGAGACCCTTACACTCTGTCGGTAGTGAATAAGACACCGAACTCCCTAGTAACAGGAGTCCGATGAAGATTGCTTTCACTTCTTTACCTTCTTCTTTTTAACAGGTTTCTTTTTAGCAGGTGGTCGCCCTACTTTAGTTCCGTATGTTCCTGTACCGTATGGCATAGCTTTATTCCTTGTTAGTTATTAGACTACTTCTTAGCCTTGGGAGCTGGAGTCAACTCTTTAACTTGCTTCTGTAGCTTGGCAATGTCTTTGTTGAGTGCGTCGAATCGTCCGTTGATCTGGTCTACTACGCGCTGTAAGTCTTTAGATGTAATCATAATGGTAATCCTCTTTGTGTTGGTGGGGTTGATGGTGATTCTTTAGAGGCTACTTCACGCTCTTTAAGCATTAGGCCGCCTAGTTTGATACGTCTTTCAAAGTCTTTAGCTTCATCATCGTCATCTAGGTTAGCTGATAACGCTTTAATACGGTCAGTCTCTAGAGATACAGGGATAGCCTTGGTTTCTTCTACTACTTTAGCGGCTCTAGCCTGTGACTCTTGCGCTTTAGCAGAGAACTCCTGCGCTTGAGCTGTTAATGCCTGTGTCTGTGCCGCTTGGAACGCCATCTGAGCTTCGTGAGTAGCTTGTGCGGCCTTCTGAGCTTCTGGATTAGGCTGATTAGATGCCTCGATAGCGGCAATAAGCTCTTCACGGTTAGCTATTGACATATTCTCTGTGATTGCTTTCAAGATTATGCTGTGCTGTGGCGCATCTGCTGGAGTAGTCTGTAGTAACTGTACTAATTGGCCTACTTCGTACTCTCTAGCGATAACACCTAAGCTAGAAGAGGCTTCAAAGTTGTAATCTCCTACAGGGAACAGCTCAGGCTCGAACTGCATGTAGCGCCACGCGGCTTTCTCTACAAAAGGAATCAGGAAAGCTTCTTGGAAGTTGATTAGAGTACGCTTATGACGCTTAACAATAGCGCCTAAAGACATAGAGATACCAGCGGCAGTTCCTTCACCGTTAATGCTACCTGAAATACCTGCACTGTCCACTGCACCTGTAGAAGACTGTACCATTCTCTGTAGTGCGTCTGCTTGTGCAAAGGTTACTTGGTTCACGTTACCAAAGTTGAAGGGCTGTAGAATCTCAGCAGGGTTGCCGTTAGTTAATACAACTTTTCCTGGCCTTACTTCTGGCTTAGAGCCTCTAGGCATACGGCTTGCGTCCATTCCCATCATAGGATGGATAGTCAAAGCAAGTGCATCAATACGTGCGCGTAGCTCAGCGTCTAAAGCCTTCTGAGAGTTATAACCTTTCTCACATACACCACGACCCCAGAAGCGACTAGGTACTACGTCCCATGGGAATGCCACGACAGGCCGATCAGCCATCATGTAAGGGTTCTCTTCAGCTTTCAATAGGATACCATCGTTAGCAATAATGACGATAGCTTCTACCATGTACTCGCCTTCTTCTTCAAAGGCTGTATCTTCACCCAAGGCAGTGATCTCTTCAGCTTCATCTTCATCTCTAGCCTTAGCTAGTAAGTGACGAGGGACTAAGCCGTAGTATTTGGTAAGGCGAACTTTGTCATCTTCATAGATAGAAGTCAAGCCCTTGTCAGGCTCTATGTCGAAGTCTGTAACAGGTGAGGTGATGTCTACGTCGCGGTAGATACCAGCTTCAATGTCTTCTTCTACTTGGTGCTTAGGAACCATACGATCTGTAGCAACACCTAACGCTTCTTCAATGCTAGTAGCTAAAGGGTCGATAAGGAAGTTCTGAGGCATGATAGGCACAAGAGTAACTGCTGTGCGCTCAGAGACTGTAACACCTACTGCTGTAAGATCACCTTCCATAACTGGCTGAGTAGCTGGCTTCATATCTTTAATGGTGGTCATTACTATTTCAGCAACGCCTGTACCAAACACTGCCGCGTTAATCAACACTTCAGCGGTGGCTTTACGAATCTTATTCTTCTTAAAGTCAGCCTGTAGAATCCTGCGTAGCTTCTGAATATCAGCAGTGTCGCCCTTCTCAACATCAGAGGCATCATCACGTAGGTCAAAGAAGTTACCGCGTCCGAAGGTAGCCTCTTCAATCTCAGCTACGTTACTCTCAACTGCTTGTTGCAAAGCAGGAGCTACAATCTTAGATCGCTCAGACTTACGTGTAGAGTCTCCATTGTCCCACTGCCCACGCCATAACCTGTAATACTCATCAAACTTCTCTTGATAGTTAGCTGAGAAGTGGTTACGCCATGCATCAGTTTTAGCACCGACCCAACCCTCTAGTGTCTCTATCATGCCTTCGTCTATGCCGTTGTCCATTCTAATACCCTGTGTAATCGTCAGTGAATTGGTAATCGTCTTCTTCTATATCCATGCCATAAGCTATACTAGCTAACTGATCTACATAAGCTAATGCGTCTATTAAATCATCGTGTACTAATCTGTTAGGGAACTGGAAGAGTTCATCTAAGAACGTAGCATTCCAATCACCTATGTTAAATGAGATGTTACCGTGTTCTATACGGCCTTGTAATGCCCAGACTATTCTGTCTACCTTGCGCTTGTTACCATGAGTCAGCGACTCTACGCGGAAAAACCTATTGTTAGACTTCATAAGGTCTTGTAAGTAAGGCTGTACTGCCTGAGCTAATACGCCCTTCTCAATACCTACAGCGATAGGCTGATATGTCTGCACTGCTTTGAATATCTGCATAGCAGTCTCTTTAACTCCCCAGCGTCCATAGATGATGTCTTTAACCCACCAACCATTCTCTGAAGCTTTAACAACTGCCATAGCTGTGTTGTCTAAGTTCTTACTTTTACTTTTAGAACCTGCCTCTGCGAAACCTGCCAAGTCAATAGCGATATAGTAATCACCGATTGCTGGTTCTTTCTCGTCAAAGATAATGTCTTCTTCTTTAAATAGCTCACTGCTCTCTGCGGAGAACGAAGCCATGAATTCTTGGTTGAAGGCGTGTGACGACATACTACCTTTAGCCGACTCAATCTCTTCAGGGTCTAGTAAAGGGTTGTCGTAGCTTGTAAAGTGCCATGCACTCCAGTCACTATACTTCTCATCATCAGAGCCAGCGGCTAAGTACATCTCATAGAAATGGTTGCGACCCATCGGGGTTCCGATAAATAACGCATCACCCTTCTGATCTGCTAGAGCTGGTCTCAGAATCTGCTCCCACACTTCAGGCTTCATGTCAGCCATCTCATCCATCACTACCAGCTTTAGAGACACACCACGCATCGTCTCAGGCCTGTCAGCGCCCTTCAGTGATATCTTAGTACCATTGATAAGGGTAAGCTGTAAGTTGTTTACATGAGCCTTCTGTATAACGTCGTGGCCTAACTCCAGCAATGTATCCCACATAATATCCCTAGCCTGTTGCTGTGTAGGGGCTATGTAGAACACTGAACCTTTCTTATCTGATAGAGCTGTAATGATACACTTCCATGCGGCAAAGCGTGTCTTACCTACTCGTCTTCCAGCGGCTACTACAGTGAAGCGTGAATTAACATCCCACACAGTCTGTTGCCAAGGAAGGAACTCTACTGCTAAATTCATTAATAAACCCAGAGAACAGGTACAGTTCTTCTAGTGTCTACGTGTACAAAAGTCTTAGCTACTCCGATACCTGTAAAGCCTAATCGTAAGGCTTCTTCTATAATGCGCTTGCGTTGTACACCACCACGTACTCTGATGTCTGCGGCTATACCGTTAGTATGTGTACCACCAACTTCCTTTTTAATTTCATTAGGGTGGGTGATGTCTCTGTAGCCTGAAGTGACTGTGAAGCTAAAACCACAAGCAGAACGTAACAGATCAAGCTTCTCTAGGAAGTCCTTGTCCATCTCATTCTTACCTGTGTGAGTACAGTTGAACTCTTCTATTGTGAAATACTTTAACATACTTCTACACCCTCTAAGGTTTGTAACTACAAGCTATTTTCAATCAGCTCTCTCAGTTGTTTCTCTAACTCTGTCATCTTGCTATACTGATTAGACTCTTCCGTTAATCTGTAGTACTCGTCTTGCAATAGATTAATCTGGGCATCTAACGCTATTCTAGTCTCTTCTCGCTTATTGGCCTTTTTCTTCTCAGCTTTAGCCATAGCGATTAAGTCACCAACGGTTAGTAATACTAGCTCTGTTTCTGACATCAGTGACTCCTTAATAAGTTAGTGGTCAGTTTAAAGGGGTGACCAGCCCTATACAAGAACAACCTAGCTGAAGAGGGGCAACTAGGCTGTACTGATACTCTCTACTAAACCTCTTCGTAATCTGCTTCTTCTACTTCTTCCTCACCAGCTATGATGGTAGTCTCACCACCTACACCTGTAATACTAATGCTAATACTGTTACTCTTTCCAGAGTCTTTAACACCCTTCTCAAATGCGGCTATAGGGATAACCCTGTCTGCTACGATCTTCCATGCTACTGCTTGGTGCTTGTGATCATCGTCTAAAGCGGCATCCATTATCTTATCTAACACCTTCCTAGACTTTGGTGACGCTAACATCCTAGACTTGTAATCATTAATAATGGCGGCATCACCTGCTGGTCTACCTACCTTACCTCTGTTACCTTTAGATAACGCCTTCTTCTTAGCCTTTGTAGGAGCACCTACTTTCTTAACAGTCATAACCAATCCTCTAAGGTTTAAAGAGACTCTAACGTTTAAAGAGACTCTGTAGCTCTCCGAGACTTTGTACACTCTAGAGCACTTTGTACACTCTAGAGCACTAAGAAGAACTTAAGAGAACTAAGAAGAACTTAAGAGCTACTTAACACTAAAGGGTTATTGATAAGAGATAATAATCATTATACCTATCAGATGCTTTTAAGTAACTCTTTACACTATATAGCTATTATAGCACGTTTGAACTAAGAAGTCAAGAACTATTTACCTCTAAAGACTAATTAGTTTGGTTGACCAGTGTTACATAGTCTCCGTGTCCCTTGTTAAAGGCTCTGATGCGGATTCTGAGAGGGTTAAATAGTCTCCGCAGTGGCGCTATTTCTCCTTAGTTATCAAAGACCTGACCTATTCTCTGGAGTACTCACTAGCCTACCTAATCTACCTTGCAATTAAGGGGGTTTTCTTATGTTTCCTATTCTGTTCTAACTTGTATTTACTAGGGTACTAATAAAACTCCTGCAACTACACAGCCCCCCCGCCCCCGACTCCAGTACACTATACAGCTACAAAGGTCAACAGTTAATACAGACTACATAGGGCTGATCAGTCACACTATAAACTCCAGAGTCTGCGCCATAGCCTGAGCTGTCCTACTACATAGTGCTACATAGTGCCAGTGATAGCAGTGACTGGGGAGGGCTGAGGAGTCACCTACAAAGCTAGACAGCAAGTGTGTAAGTCTATACAGGTACTCTATAGCCTATTCCATAGCCACTACATAACCTACATTAGGTGTTGACATACGGTTGAGGTTGTGGTATTCGCGCACGCCCGCTCCTTATACATAGCCACAACATAGGGGTATAACTATGATGAATGGTTTAGTGTTTCATTATTAGTAATTAGTATTAGACAGGGCTGTTGTATTCGCTATACTGAACTCATCAAGCAAGACAACGCAACACAGCAACAAAGATTAAATAGTTTAAATAAAAGGTTGACAAACAGATACGACGATATACAATAGCAATACAGGTTACGGAGTCACCTTGACAGACTCGCAACGAAAGGCCTAGCCGAGTAGTTAACGCAAGACCCTCCTCAGGTAAGAGGCGCACCCAATGACCATACTAGAGTATGCGAGGCGTAAAGCGACACACAAAGCGACAGAGTAACCGAGTCCTACAGGATAGGGCTTAGGTTATTCGATAGACTACATTAGAGGTTAGTGTAGTGCATTGAATAACTTCACAAACTAGAGAGAGACAGACAAT